CTCCCGGCGGGTCTGCTTACGCTTGCCCAGGCCTTCAGCGTCGCCGAACGTCAGTTGCATGGATTACTCCTCAACATGAGGCGGGTAGTGTCGCGTATCTATGGTGCGTTGTTCAGAGGTTCCCTAGGTAATCGGCGCCTAGATAATTGGCGTAAAGTGGTCTCGACCGGATGTCTTCATTATACTCTCGCAGCTTAGAGGTTTCATATGGGAGGGTGTCCCAGATGTCCGCACCGTGAGTGGGCAACAGGCTCTGTAAATGATATTTCGCAGCGACCTTCCACCACTGCTCGCCTGAAGGTGTATGAATCGCGGTGGAGTCTGACCTCGGCTGACTATGGCTACCTGAGAGCCGCGAGCAGTGAGTGCTGAGCTGATTTCACTTACGTACCCAGGGGTAATGAAGTCCTCAGTGATGCCGTTTGAAGGTAGTGGCCGTTGTGGAAGCCAAGCCGTCGGCTTGCCAGGTGGGTAGTCAAGATAAAGTCCATGGCCTGCTGAGAGCATCACGAGTGGCAGCGGGTCTTCCTGACTAGGCGCGACTATTTTTTTTTTACAGTTGGAATTTCAGCTTCAGGATGATAGAAATAAATATCCTTTCCACCAAATGTGCACTCGTAGTTTTCAACGCTCACAATTCCAACCAACAATGGTCGTGCAGTTTCGATAAAGAGGCTGCACTGCTCTTCAAAGTCAGCTCCATTTTGATCTGGGATGGCATCTTTTCCCAAGTCAATTTGCAGCAAGCTCTTCTTGGCTGAAAGTCGAGCAGACATGTTGAACTTCTTCTGTCCTGGCACCTTTGCAATCTTGGTAGCAGTTTTCTGAAGCTCTTCAGATAATGACTTTTCGATTCCTGTCTTATCGATTGCGCTCAATTGCGATGCGCTGACCCCATCTGACGCGGGTGCATATCGTTGTGCAAACGAAGCTCCAGTGGCGGCAGATAGAGAAAGAGCAGCAGTCAATGCAAATGTGAGGCGGTGTGCGTTTGTCCTAAATTTCATCCTACTCTCCTTGAGAACTTCCTTGAGAAGCAAGGCATTCGATGCTCACTCGTTAAGCCGTGCCTTGCTTTGGATCCACCCCTGATCAGGAGAGTAAGTAGAAGATGCTGTCATGTCCAGTACGCGATCAAAAGCGTGATTCGTTACGTATTTACTGCAGCTTCGAGCACAAGGCGCGTTTTAAGTCCATCCCCCGAACAGACGTGGTTCGTTTCCGCTATCAGCCAGAGTTGCTTATCAATGTCAGGCTTGAAGCCATCTAGTCTCACGCGTTGTTCTGGAAACATATCGGGTCGGCCGATCGCCAGCGTGTAGTCGAACTTCGCCACGCCGCGCTTCACCCGCTCCAGCTCAGCGTGCGCATGCTGGCGTGCCGTTGCCTCATTGGCATACGACTCGCGCAGGCGCTTGGCGTTGTCATCCTTGCCAACAAGCACCGACTGTCGCCGCGCCTTGCCTTTGTCTACCCAGTAGGCGCGCACACCGGTGTAAGCATCACGGTCGGCGACTGAGTAGCGATGCTGATCACCATCGCGCCGCGTCAGCGTGACAGTCGGCAGCGGTTTGCCGGTCGCCGTGGTGCCGGCGCCGATCGGCGCAAAGACCAGCGCACCTGCCTTGACTGTTGCGACCGCATCGAAGCGCTGCCCCAGGCGGGTGAGCAGATTCATATCGCTCTCGTTGGCCTGATCGAGATGGGGCAGCTTGGTGCGCGCCAGCGCCTCAGCCACGCGTGGCGTCAGCCCATGCTCGCCCGCCAGCGTGTTGAGCACTGCACCCAGCGTGGTGTTGTGCCAGCTGCGTTCGTGCCGGGTGCGCATGTCGGCGGTCAGATCCGCACTACGCGCGCGCACGGTGATGATGTCCGGCGCGCCGCTGTACTCCACCTCGTCGACGAGGAAGGTGCCTTTGTCCACCAGGCCGGTGGCTTTCCAGCCCAACGCAACCGCCAGGCGCACGCCGCGCTTGGGTAGCGCCATCTTGCCGTCGTGGTCGTGGATGCGTAGATCCAATTGGTCGGCTTCGCCGCCCCGACACTCGGTGAGGGTGAGATCGAGCAGGCGCGGTGCGATGCGCTCGGTGAGGTCGGTGCCATCGAGCACCACGCGCCACTGCGGAATCGGGTAGCTCATGGGGCGGTCGCCTCGGGCGCAATGTCGTCGGTGCGGCGCAGGCTCAGCTGGAACTCGACACGGCGTGGTGTGCCATCCGGGAAGAACAGCGACGCCGTCTCGTTGACCGCCAGCAACACATACGGCCCGTATACCCAGCCCGTGCCGTCGACCAGCGGCAGCGGCTCGCCGTCTGCTGCGAGTCTGCGCAGCGTGGTCAGTGATCCACGTGAGCCGGTCAGGTCCGGCGCGATCAGACCTGATAGCTCAATGATCTCATCCCCTGGGCCCAGGAACTGGCTGACCGCTCGCGCGCCGACGCGCTCGCTGGTGGGGTGGCGCCAACTCATCTGCCGCTGCAGCTGCAGATATGCGGCGCTATCGAGGGCAAACACAAACGTGCCGTAGGACATCATCATCTGGGTGGATCCTCAGTCGTCGCGCAGGCTGGAGCGGCGGGAGGCCGCTGTGCGCCGTTCGCGCTCTTCGATCTGGCGGGCGACTTCGCGCGCCAGTGCGTTCGCATCCATGCCCGGTGCGGCATGGACGTGGATGACGTAGCTGTTGCCGCCTGCAGGCGCGCTGGCGGCCCGCGTAGGAGCCGACAGCGGCGCACGGCTGTCGATCGCCGCCACAGGCGCTGTGGCCGTTGCCAGGGCCAGGCCGGCGCCCACCGCACGCATCCGGTTGCCAAGCGCCATGACGGCCTGCACCGGCGCGCCCTGGCCGCGCTGCAGGCCCACGGTGAGGCCTTGCATGGTGAAGTCGCCCAGCTGGGCAAACACGCGCGAGGGACTGTGGATGCCCAGCAGGCCCTTGAAGCGATCGACCACACCGGTGCCGACGCTGGCGATCGCATTGCTGGCGGCGCCGAGCTTGGAGCGGATGCCTTGAACAAGGCCGCTGATCATGTCCGCGCCGACCTGCAGCATCCTGGCCGGCCAGTTGATCAGCTGCAGGTTGATGCCGGCCCACAGCTGCAGCAGCCCTTGGCGGATGCGATCGCCGTTGCCGGTGAATACACCCACGATCAGCGACCATGTGCCCTGGACCGTTTGCCACACGTTGCCGAGGATCTGCTTGATCACCGGCAACACGAACACGAACGCCTGCACCAGCCAGCCGAACGCCTTGACGGCCAGCTGCAGCTGGGTGACCAGCACCGCGCCAATGATCTGCCCGAAGCCGCGACCGGCCTGCGTTGCACCGTGCAACTGCGCGGTGGTGGCCTCGAACGGTGTCAGCAGCTGCTTCACCCACGCCCAGGCCTGGCCCATCGCGGCGGCCACCGTGTCCCACACCGGGCCCAGCGGCGCGAGCGCGGTCTGCAGCTCGGCCAGCACCGGCGCGGCCACATCGACGATGCCTTGCCACACACCGATGGCGAAGGCCTTAATCGGCCCCCAGTACTTCCACACCAGCAGCGCCACCGCTGCAACGGCTGCACCGATCGCCAGCACCGGCAGGCTGACGCCGCCGAGCAGCGGCAGCAGCAGGCGCGCGCCGTTGGCGAGCATGGGCAGCACGCGGCCGCCAAACGACAGCACCTGACGAATGAGCACACCGAACCCGCCGCCGCCGGATAGCAGCGCGACGGCGCCGTGGATCTGCGAGAACGCCATGGCAGCCACGCCGCCGGCCACCAGCAGGCCGCCCAGGACGGTGAGCAACGCCGCGCCGCCGATTGCGACCTTGGCGATCGCACCCACCAGCACCGGATTGGCGCGGATCCACGTCGTGACCTGGCCGACCACCGCAGCCGTGCGCTCGGTCAGTTGCTTGAACTGCGGCAGCAGGGTCTGGCCGATCGATTGCGACACCACCACGGCGGTGTTCTTCAGCAACTGCAGCGAGTTGGCCGAGGTGGCCACCCGCGATGCGTACTCGGCCGACATCGAGCCGCCGTAGCGCTGCGCATCGGCGACCTTGGCGAAGTTGCCCTGCAGCAGCTCCAGATTGGTCAGCAGCGGCGCGATTGCACCGATCGATTCGCGGCCGAACAGCTGCGTCATCGTTGCGGCCTGCTCGGCCTTGGGCAGTGCGCGCAGCTTCTGCAGCACCGACATGATCGCCCCGCCTGCGTCTTTCTGCATGACCTCGGCCATGGCGGTGGCCTTGATGCCCAGCTTATCGAAGGCCTCGCGCTGGCTCTTGGTGGCCGACTCGCCCGAGGCCAGGGTGAGCAGCATGTTCTTGATGCCGGTGGCCGAGACTTCCGACTCGATGCCCATGCCGGCAACGGTGGCGCCCAGCGCGGCCAGCGGCCCGCTCTGCAGGCCGGCCACTTCGCCCAGGGCACCAATGCGGTTCACCACCGCGCTGATCTTGTTGACGCTGGCCGGGCCGGTGTTGCCCAGGTAGTTGATCTTGTCGGCCAGCACGACGACTTCGTCCTGGCCCATGCGGAAGGCGGTGCGCCAGGTGGCCATGGTCTGGCCGGCGTCCTCGGCGCTGCTGTCGAAGGCTACGCCCATCTTGGCCGCGTCCTCGGCGAAGCGGACAAGCTCCTGGCGCGGGATGGCCGCCTGGCCGGCGGCCGCCACGATCTTGGCAATCTCCGCCGGCAGCATCGGCAACCGCATCGAGAGGTTCTCGACATCGCGGCCCATCTGCAAGAACTGCTGCGGCGTCTTGAAGTCCACGACCTTGCGCACGTCGGCCATCGCTGACTCGAACTCCATCGCATCGCTGATCGGCAGCGCGGTGGCACCCAGTGCGCGCTGGCCGGCGAACGCCATGCCGGCGCCGTAGGCGCTCGCCTGCAGACCGGCGCTCTGGATCCGGGCGCTGCGACGTTGCGCGGCATCGATCGCCGCCAGGCGCTGCTGCTGGGCGCGCATGGCGGTGTTGGTGCTCTCGATCTCAGTGCGCAGGCGCCGCTCGTGCGTGACCAGCTCGCGCGTGCTGATTCCGGCCGTCTCCAGACGACCACGCAGGCGCTGCAGGCCGGCCTCCTGCGCGCCGTGCGCGGTCTTGAGTTCGCGTGCGGTGCGCACGGCGCGCTCGAATTCGGCATTCATGACAGCGGTGGGCGTGCCGGTGGCCTTGATCTGCTGGGCAAGCGTGCGCACCGATTGCCGCTGCGCATCGAGCGCGGCCTTGGCACGCTGTGCCAGCGCGACCTGTTCGCGATAGGCGCCGATGTCGCGGTGCTGGCTGTTGAGTTGACGCAGCGCGTCGCGCTGATTGCGCAGTGCGGTGGCAACGCCACGGCTGCCATTGAGCACGCGCCGGAACGGACCTGTGGCGCGATCGACGGCGGCCAGGATGACCTGCAGGCGCAGATTGTCGGAGGCCGCCATTTAGGCGGCCTCGTTCGTTGGGTGGGGCATCATTCGGCTCCGCTTCGCAGGCGGGCACGCTCGCGCCACGCCGTGAGTTCGTGCAGCGACCAGCCGTCCATTTCAGACGGCGGCCAATGGAAAATGGCCGCGATGTCGGCCATCGCATCCTCTACGCAGTCGGGAAATCCGCTTCCCTCTGGGCCTTCGGCAAGAAAAAAACCTGTACCTCCTGGCCTACCGCCAGCAGGTCGGCCGGATCCATCGCATTGACGTCGGCGGTGATCAACGTGGGCGAGGAAATGCGCGGCAGCAGTGTTGCCAGCGCGGTGACATCCAGCTGCAGCACGTCGGTCAGCTTGAGGCCGCGCAGTTCGCCTGCGCCGGGCTTGCGCACCTTGAGCTCGGTGATGGTTTGCTCGCCACGCGTGATGGGCTGGTCGAGGGGAATGGCTGGGGAAAAGATCGGGGTCATCGGAAGGTCTCAGGGCTGAGGCCTGGCTGCGCCAGGCCGGAAGGGTCAGGCGCCGATGGCGCGGCGATGCGGGGCGAGCAGATCCACGCCGTTGACGATCTCGATCATGTTCATCAGATCGATCTCGATCACGGTGGAGCCGTTGATCATCAGCTTGTAATAGCTGGCGGAGGTCTTGACGGAGAACTCGGTGTCGTCGCCGGACTTACCGGTACCGGGATCAATCTCTTTGTGACGGCCGCGCACCACAAATTCGACAGCATCCACCGCGCCGCTGTCGTCGCGCTGGTAGGCGCCGGCAAAGCGCAACTGCACGGCGTTGTGCGTGGTGGCGCCGTACTGATTCAGCACGCTGCGCATCATGCCGCCGCACTTCCATTCGAGCTCGATCTTCTCCTGGCCGAAGTCGATGTCGACCGGGCCATTCATGCCGCCGCCGCGATACTCCTCCATCTTGCGGGACAGCGTGGGCAGCTTCACTTCGACCACCTGGCCGAGATAGCTCTCACCGTTGTTGAACAGGTTGAGCGCTTTGAGTTTCTTGGGCAAAGCCATGGGTTTCTCCGGGAATCTAAGGCGGGTGCGTTACGCGTTGACGCGTTCGGCGAAGTCGGCCAGGTAGCTGGTGGTGATCTTCTGGTACAGCTGCAGGTTCTCCAGCGGCGGTACTGGCGTGTAGTCGTAGTCGATGCGCAGCGCGCCATCGGCGAGCGTGGTGGCGCTGTTGACGGTGCCGTCGAACCAGGCGGTGGCATCGATCAGGTAGCCGGACGCTTTCAGGTCGCGGAACTTGGCGTTGATGTCTTCGACGATGTCTTTGACCAGCGAGGGATGCATCGGCTTGTCGACGTAGAACGCCACGCCCTCGGCGATGGTGTCGGCCAGGACCTGTGCGGTGCGCGTGGCCGTCTCGAAGGCGAACATGTTGTCCTCCGCGCACGTGCGCGATCCCCAGAAGCGTTGCCCGTTGAAGTTGACCAACGTGGTGATGTCGCCCTCGTTGAGCACACCCGCATCGGTAGCCGGATCCTGCAGATCCCAGTGCACGTCCTTGGAAATGCCGGTGACGCCCGCCACAGGCACATTGGACAGGCTCTTGTGCCAGCCCTGCTCGGTGTCAATCTTGGCGCGCAGGCCGAGCGCACGTGCAGTGGCATACGCCGCTGTCGTGGTGCTGGTGGCGGTGTCGAAGGCCAGGAAGTCCGGCCAGATCAGCATCAACTCGCGATCGCCGAACTGCCCACGGTAGGTGATGGCCTCGGCCACGGTCTCGGCGACCGGCCGCACATACGCCATGGCGCGCAGCTTTTTGGCGATGGTCGCCAGCGCCTTGGTCACCGGCAGTGTGTCCAGACCAGGAGCACCCAGGATGCGCGGACGCACGCCCAGCTGTGCTTGCGCGGCGAGCAGCGCATACAGGCCGGTGTAGCCGCTGGACTTGGCCTCGCCAATGACGTTGGACGAGGTCTTGTCCGCGTCCTCGCCTTCGGCCACACGCACGACCACAGTCACGGGATTCGTCTGGTCGGCGATGCCCTGCAGCGAGGCACGTAAGGTGCCCTTGGTGCCGGCGCTGGCGATGGCACCGAGCACGTCGGTGAGCATCACAGCCTTGTTGAGCGGGAAGACCTTTTCATCCGCATCGGACGCCGTAGCGACCAGGCCGACAATGGCGGTGGAGACGGTGCGGATGACGCGCGCACCTGCGCTGACTTCGATGACGCGAACGCCGTGGTGGTAAGCAGTAGACATAGGTTCCTCGATCAGGACGAGCGGAAGCGGAGCGGGATGGTCATGCGCGAGCGCGCATTGGCGGGAGCAACGTCGGTGCGTTCGCCTTCGACTGTCAGCACGAAGCTGCCAGGCGCATCGCCGATGACCAGGTCGATCTGGGTCAGGCGCAGGCGTGGCTCCCAACGCATCAGTGCAGTGGCCGTGGCGCCGTAGAGCAGCGTGCGGGTGGCGCCGTTGAACGGCTGGTCGATCAGCTCGGGCAGCAGCGAGCCGAAGTCGCGGCGCTGCTCGCGTGTGCCGATGGGTGTCGTGAGGATGCAGGCGATCGATTGGGCCATGTGCTGCTCGCCCTCGATCACACGCCCGGTGGTGGCATCAACGCCGATCACTGCGGGCCACCGCTGAGTGCGCTGCCGGCCGTCACGCCGGTGGTCTTGTGGTTCTTGAGGCTGATCCCGCTGCGGATGACATCGGTGGTCGCCTTCGCGGTACCGGTGATGGTCGCATCACCATTGAGCATCGTCTTGCCGTTGACGGTCAGCGGGCCATTGAGCGTGATGCCGCCATCGGCAGTAATGGACGCGGTGCCGCCGCTGGGTAGCGTGGCCTGCAGCGCATGCGCCTCGGTGTCGTAATGGATCTGCGCGCCATCGGCAAAGCGCAGCACGTGGAGCGTGTCGGACGCGGCAGGCGCTGCGAATTGGTCGGAGTACAGACCCCGTAGCACCACGCCATCGGCCAGGTCGCCAGCCGGCGACAGCACCACGACTTGTTCGCCGATCGCCGGCGCCGACCAGATGATGGTGGTGCCGGCCAGGGTGACCACCCAGGGCAGATAGTCGGTCAGCATCTCGCCGACCTGTACACGGCATCGCGCGGTGGCGAGATTCACCTCGGCGACGGTGCCGAGGCGAATGGCGTTACTCAGTGCGGAGGATGCGTTGCCCATGCAGTCATGGTCGTCGCGCGCGTGCAGGATGACACTGCAGTTGTGCTGTAGCTGCGTGATCTACGCAGCGCACCGGTGCTACAAATTCGCTGGCGGCTCAGGTGCGATGACTTCGCGCTGGGTGAACTGCGCGTCGAAGTAGTACAGCCCATCGCCGCGATTGAAGTACATGCCAGGCTCGCACACAGTCTTGTCTTGGAGTGCGCGGAACTCGAAGCCTTCAATGGTAAAGGCGCTATCGGAGACGATGATGTTGACCACCACCTCGTCGCCGGTCTGGATCATTGCGTAACGTCCAATCGTCATCTCAGCACCACTCAATGAAAACGAAACCGGGGCACCCGGTAGAGCCATCCTTGCCGAAGATACTGGCTCCGGCGCTGCTGGACACGCCACCGCCGCCACCCCCGCCAGCGCCAAAGCCGAAGCCCTTGCGACTGGCCGATGTGGTGTCGCCTGCACAGCGCCCGCCAGGACCGCCACCACCGAACGCACAGGAGGCGCCGGTGCCTGCCACCCCGTAGGCTGCCCTCACTGAAATTGAGGATGAGTCGCCGCCGGCTGGATAACCGTCTCCACCGGTTGCGCCGCCGACCTGCCCAGCGCCAGCAAACCCGCCGCCGCCCTGGCCGGCAGCGAGGGTGATGAGATTGCCAATGACCGTTACCCCGCCAGCACTCCCGGCGGTTCCATATCCACCGTCCGTCCGTGAGCCTGCGCCAATCGATCCGCCAGCACCGATGACGATCGGATGGCTGACCCCTGGAGTGACCGCAAAGCGCATGCGCTGAATTGACTGCCCAGCGCCACCGCCCCCGCCGCCAGCTGCGGTATAGGTCTCTGTCCCAAGAGATTTCTCGGCGCGGGTTCCGCCACCACCACCACCACCGCCGCCGGCACAGGCGCTGACGTAGACCGCCGTCACCCCGGCCGGAACTACGAAGGTGCCGGACGCCTCGAAGCGCGCACTGCCACTGCGGCTGTCGATCGCGGCTTTCAATGCGTCCGGTGTGACGGCACGTTGCGCATCTGTGCCTGCAATGGTCTCTGCGCGCGTGGCAAGTTCGACGATGCCTTCCTTCTCGGTGGTCGCGGCCGGGTTGGTGAAGTTGGCATTGCCAAACGTCACCGAAGACACCGTGACCCCAGAAAACAGGATGTCGGCGGACATCAGCAGATCCGAGGCGGCGGCCTTCTCCATGATCAGCTCGGGCTGGGAATAGCTGCCCAGCAGCGTGCCATTCTCCAAATACAGCCCAAAACCGCGAACCTCATAGGTGGCCCGGCTTGTGTCGCTGACAGTGACGTGGATGGTGGTGGACGACGTCGTGCCGCCTGAGATGCTGGAGAGCGTCAGGTGCTGGCCTGGGATTGTCTTCAAGTCATCTGTTGCAGTGAATGCCGCCGCCGTGAAACCGATGCTGGCCACCTTGGTAGAAGTGGTGCCGTTCTTCTCGGCGTTGATCAGCGCTGCACGACCAGCGGTGGTGAGGACCAGTTGTAATGCCATGGCTTATCCCTGCGCCGTCATCGACAGACGGCGGTAGTTGATGATGCGAATACCAGTCACCAGCGAGACGTTGCCGGTGGTTTGCAGCCCCTGCACGAAGCTGAAATGCGAGCGGACTGGCTTGGTGCGCTCGACCTCGGCGATGACCTCATCGACAAAACGAGCGCTTGCAGCCCTGCCATCGGATCCATTGAGCGTCAGGGTCAGCTCGAAGGTGTGCGGCTGGCCGCGTGGTTGCTGCTGCCACCACTCGCGGATGGTCACCGCACCCCCGAACGAGGCCACCACCATGCGCACGCTGTTGGCGGTGCCCTTGCGGCGTTGGATCGCCATGGCGCTGCGCAGGCGCGAACGCTTGACCGCATCGCTCCAGTCGGCCTTCCAGTCGTCGACCGAGAGCGTCCACGCCAGCCACGGCAGATGGCCGGCGGGACACGTGTCCGGATTCCACAGGTCTGGATATGGCAGCGGGATCGCTTCCAGGCGCTTGGTGACGGCGGTCAGGGCGCGCTCCATCGGTGTGGCATTGGGCGGCAGCGGGGAGTTACTCATCGATGCCGGCGTGCACGATGTCGATTGATGTGCAGTACGCAGCCTGCGTGCGGCTGATCCGGATGTCGGCTGCAGGCGAGTCCAGCTCCACGCGCTGCACGCCATCGGCGAACAACTTGGCCTTGATGGCTGACTCCGGGACATCACGGCCAATGCGGTGTGCCTCGTCCAGATACGCCTGCAGGCTGCGCATCGCCTCGCGCATGACCACCGCCGAGTCTGGTCCAGCGTAGGTGTAGACGCGCCCACGAATGGCATACGGGACGATCTGTGCGCTCTGGACCGTGACATTGTCGGTCAGCGGGCGCACGTCGTCGTTGGTGAGGATGGCAGCGACCTCGTCCAACAATGCCTGGGGAGCGGTGCCGTTGCCGGTACGCGATTGCACGGTGACCAGCACTTGCCCAGGTGCCGGGCTGGTCGCGCTGGCGTCCATGACATCGGCGGCTGCGCTTAGCGCGTGATAGATGTAGGCGCCCTCGGGGCCGGCGACGCTGAAGCCCTCCGGCGCCAGCTGGATGCGGCGGCGAAAGTCCACGTCCGACTCGTAGGTCGGTGCAACGCCATTCTCCGGCTGCCCTGGATCGAGCACCAGGCGCGCGACGCCAAACAATGCGCCCAGGTGATCGAGGTTGGCGCCGGTGGCGAAGGCCAGCATCGTCTGCTGTGCTTTGTCGTTGGCGCGCTGGCGAATCAGCAGCTCGCGGGCTGCGAATAGCTGCAGGAGTTTGTAGACCGGATCCGACTCAGTGAGCGCAGAGAATTCCGGCAGCAGCTTGCGAAACTGGTCCAGCGCCTGGGCAAAGATCGTCTCGAAGCTCAGCGACTCAATTAGATCCGGAGCATGGAGCCTAGACAGGTCAACTGCAGTGAAGGAGGTCATAGAGGTGCCAATTCGGGACCATGTTAGGTTCTGTCACTTGCAGAGAAAAGCCGATATGGTCGGATAGTAAAAATGCATTTTACAAAATATCTCTTGGTGGCGTGTGCTTTCTGCCGGGTGGCCCCTATGAAATTCAGATTATTGAGTCAAATAAAGGCCTGTTCGGCTTATCAAATGTAAATTTAATACGTCCACCTTAGGTAGTGCAGGATGATAGGTTGTATTAATTATTTCGAAGGTGAGTTTTGGCTGATTTTTGATTTTAGTGACTTGGCGCACGGCCTATTAGTAATTGTTGGCGCCTAATGCGGCCGCGACTGCCGTTCTAGCGGCTATTGCATATAAAATAATCATTTATTGAAAAGAAGGTTATATGAAAATTTCAGAAACGTCTTGCGTAAAATTTAGCGTGGGAAGATTGGCTGCAGGGCTTGTTTTGATTGCTTCAATTGCAGGGGCCGGCTTTGCTACCGCTGCTGAGCGAAATCTTGGGGCTAGACCAGCGGGTGTCCCAGCCGACTACGTGATAACTCCGTTCGGTTATTTTTCGCCTGCCTGTGTTCAGCAGATTCACGATGGAGACCATATCACGCAGGATGGAGGAATTCAGCGTGTCACCGGCTCGTTAGAGCAGCGGAAGATCTGTAATCAGGACAACTTCACGCGTGATGGTGTTCGCGTTAAGTCTGACGGACGAACGTTGGAAGGCAAGCTGGCTCGAACAAGTGATGGCAATTCACTAGCAGAAACCAAGGCAGTCCACCCCCCCACAATTGCCCATGAATATCTAGCTGACGGAAGTTATATCACATCTCAACCGATTGGCAGAATCATCGCTAGTTGGAAAGTTCCGCCGAATCCACGAGTTCGATCCAAGCAGACAATCTATTTTTTCCCGGGGATGCAAGGCGATACAATTCTACAGCCAGTATTGGGGTATCGAGGAGAATCCAATACTTGGGATCTCAGTAGCTGGAATTGTTGCAAAGATGGGACCGTGTGGACTAGTGATTATATCCCAGCAAAATCTGGCGATCAAATAGTTGGTGATACGTACTCCACTTGCGCGGCTGGCATGGCCTGTAATCGTTGGAATATTGATACGAAAAATGTCACGTCGGGACGCAGCGTACGACTAACAACTGCCCCCTACGGAAACCCAAATTTGATCTTCGGCGGAGCTCTGGAAGTATACGATGTTACCAGTTGTGACGAGTTTCCGGACGGTGGATTTCTTACGTTTAGCAACATCGCTGTCTATGATCGAAATATGATTCGCGTTTCGTCCCCGCCATGGGATAGTAATGGGCCGGCTGCTGCGGGGCTCACTCCGCAATGTAATTATGGCGTAAAAACAACTGATACTTCAGTTACTGTATTCTATTGATAATTAGTATTAAACCATCTTGCGGAGCATTTGCTCCGCAAGATGACCTCGCGATCTTGGGAGAATTATTTACCTGAGAAGTGGCTTAGAATCGCGTTTTGTGTAACGTGACGATCTAACAATGAGACGCCCAGTAGTATGCGCCTCTCGTATCGTGCACTAGGGAAGGTCTGAATAACGCGGCCTGAGAGCGCGGAATGTCGCGTCGTTGCGGAGAGTCGCGTTTGGATCTTCGGAGTTTGGCCATTTCTGGCGCTTTCCGTGGGAAATCCCCGGGTTACAGGCG